CAGCTTGCCATCGGGGTAAAAATATTGATCGTGCCCGGTGATCAAGATGCCGATCATTTCGGCATCTAAGTAAGCGCACTCCCACCAGTCTCGGTCTTCCACTTCGTAATACCGGTTCTCGTCAAGGATCTTCTGATGCAGCCCAGGTGAATTCTCCCAGGTATAAACGCGCTCGCCGTCTCGCCACATGGTTTGGCGGAAGTGCCAGAGCCGCTCCATGTTGCCCTTGCGCACTCCAGTGTAGCGCTCAGCCTTCTTGAGCATTTTCTTTTTGTGGCGTGCTCTCATACGGACCCTCGGTTTCTCCTCTGATGGCAGCCAAAGCACTCACAGGTGTGATCGTGCGGATACGCCAGATAGTGCTGCTGTTTGCGGCCGCTGGAGATATTGCCGGTCACTTCGTCGATCATGGCGCGGTTCTTCCGAATGAAAGCGGAGACACCGCCTTTCTCTCTGCGTGCCATGTTGTACAGGCCCTCGTCGTTGAGAACCCATTGCCTGCGGTCTTCGTCGTTCATTTGAATAACTCCGTTCTCCGTTGGGCTAATTCCAAATCTTTCTTGAACAGGTCACGGATCTGCTGAGCCAGGTAGGATAAATCGCCACGACTGTCGAAGTGCAGGAATATCCGTTCGCGATTGCTAACGAACTCAAAGCAGGCGTCCCCCTCCCTGTGGTTCTCTTTGCTCTCGCAGACTCCAATCTTGCGAAAATGGCGCTTTGCCATAGCTATTTCTCCCTCGTGATTAGAGCTGCAAGCCCGAGCTCAGACAGGAACACGCCCATGATCAGGCCAGTACAATAGCCGTCTGATTTGGACTTGAGCATTTCGTTTGAAATGCCTTTCTTCGCCTCATGCTCTAGCAGAAACTGGAGTCGAGCCTGAGCATAAGTGTCCGCAAGCGAGCCGGGCTTCATAAGGTCCTTCATCCCGATTCCGCCTAGCGTGGCCTGTTCGTACCGAGCATTGAGTTTCACTATTCCCTCGGCATGCTGCGCCAGGTTGGCGTCAAACTTGAGCTTCATAGCTGCGGCTTGCACTTTCTCTTCTTCAGTCATTGGGGTCTCCTACAGATTGTTGTTGTAAACGTCAGACCAGTATGACTTCCGCGCTTTACGGTCGCGGCGCATTAACGAGGTCCGTTCATGCTCAAATTTATCAGCTAGCAGAAAGCGGAGTTGGTGCCCGTTCCATTCAGCCGGCACTTTGCCGCTCTTGATCTTTTCGATTAGCTCGTTGGCTATTGACTTGGTGATAGCTCGCACAAAGCTAATCTTTTCTCTCTTGGTCATTTCGTATCCGTTCATCGCAACACCGCCGATCCGCGCAGCTCACTACGCTTATCCGAGAGTTTCACTGCCTTGTGGGCCAAGTGCGCGACGTAGATCGCCAAGCACAAGGCTACGATTTTGAACAATGGGTCTTTCATGAATTCACTCCTCTCTCAATCCCAGTACAGGTGCCAGAATTTCCACGCGCCCCAGGCGAAAAACCCAAGGTAGACAGACCAAAAGATTATGAAAAGCCAGTCACAGCGTTTCATAACGGTCCTCCAGTCACCAAGATCACCGCGCCCAGTAAGAGCGCGAACACGGTCACGAAGAATAGGACGATGATTTCCAGCGGGTCTAAGCTCCCCTTCATGTCAGTTCTCCTCTCAAAAACCGCATCTGCCAACGTCTGTTGGTAAACCCGCAACGGGCCAATTCGCGCAGTTCTCTGTCCCATGACGGGTGAGGAGAGCGCGCGCTGTCTGCTAACCAACGGCACGGGGAACAAAGCCCAGTGGCCAGCGCAGCCTTAGCGCTGCTCTCGTTACCCATGAAGATTTCTGTCTCGCAGTTTGAGCAATTCATGGTGTCACTCCTACGCAGGGAATTTGTTACGCAGCCAGCGGATTGCGCCGGCTAAATCTGCCATTCGCTCAGCTCCCCAGTCACAAGCACAGGCCAGTTTCCAGAGAATCTCGAATAGGCACCGTTTGATAATCCGTTCCATGGGTTCCCTCCAAATCGCACAACTGAGCGCCACGGTCTCACTCCATGGCGCCCGCTGTGGGATCTAGTCCTCGAAGGTCACTTCTACGTCGATCGAGGCGAAGAGTTCGGTCAGCTTGGCTTCACGCTCTGTGTCGGACAGAGATTCGGCATCGTTGGTGGCCATTAGGTCAATACCCTTTTGGTTAGGCTTGTATTCCTGTAGCTCATGAATTTCTTCGGTGATCTGCTGGAAGAACCCTAGCGGTCGATAGTCAACCATATCGTTGGGGTTTGCTGCACCGATAATGTCCTCTTCCTGATAGCCACAGGCCAATGCTCCAAAACCAAGACAGCACATAAGCATGTCTTCGTTTTGCTCTGCGTCACGCAGTAGGAAAGAATTGTCAGAGCCTTCCCCTCGCAGCCAATATTTTCGTTTCACTGTGAATTTGAACATAGCTATTCGTTCTCCTCTCTGGTTATTTCTTTGCCTGTTACGTCAAACTGATCGCACCAGGAGTCCTCTTGGTCGATTGGGTCAGGTGGAATGCACTGCCGGTCGTCCAAGCCCGTAGCTGTCAGGCAGAGCAGAATGATTGCGCAGAGTAGGGGTTTCACTTAACACCCTACGCTCAAGCCGCGGCGCTCATTGTCTTGAACCACTGAGTCACGCCAGGCCGCCAGATAGGCGATAGCCTCCGTGGTCTGCGCTCTCACTTTGCGGTGGTTGGATTGTTTCTCGGCGAGCTGGCGTGCAATAGCCTCTGCCTCTAACTTCGCGCGCTGTTCGTTGAGCCTGCGCTGGGCTCTGTCTCGTTGATTCACTGGTATCTCCTTTCGAACCGCTCTGCCAGGAGCGGGCTGCTGAATTGATTGGCGGAAGATGACTGGCCAGTGCGGGGTATGCTTTTACGACTGCCTTATCCGCATTTTGCCAAGGGCGTCACTCCCTGTTTCTACGCTGGCCAGTTGATATGCAGCACACAGTTCTGGACGCTACCAGGCAATCGCCGCTTCCTGCCTGTGTCGTTTGTAACGCCCAGAACTCAATGCTGCTGAAATGCTAGGCTGAAACCGGCCGGCGCAGTTCATTCACTCCGGTCGGCTCCAGTCAGGCATTACCCTTGAGGTTGCATGGTCAATCTCCTTTCGTTGGTTCACTAAGGCGTTTCTTCATGGCTTCCGCCAATTCACTCGCATGAGCATGGGTGTCGTCATATCCCTTAACCGGCGGCTTTTCTGTTGTATCGGTCATGCTATCCTCCGTTATCTCTCCAAGGTCAATAGCGTCAATCACTGGACCCTGCTTTGAGCAATGGCCTATCGCTAGGATTCGTTTCACTTGGTCACCTCACTGTCATCAACAGGGGAATCTCGCTCCCAAGTTGTCCAGTATTTACCATAGGTGTCAGAGTAACCGCCCAGGGTAATAGGACAGCCAAGCGAAATGGCGTCCTGAATTCCCTCCAAGACGATCTCTAAATGCAACGCTTTGTCTAGGCTCAATGGGTTTTTCATCGTTTTTTCCTTTCGCAATGTCACCAGATAGCCGTTTTGCGAGCCTCAGAGCCTCGCCACGGCACTTTCCAGCCGAATTGATACCTAACCCTCACTTGTCACTTCCGATGCGCTTAAAACGCATTCTAGCGCGTTTTCGCGGTTTTTTGCTTTCATACTCTAGGCGCAGAAAAGCCCAGGTTTGCTGTCCCTGGGCTTTTTGGTCGGTAGGATGCTGGCGGTTATTGGCGGTTAAACCTTCTCGTTGACGATCTCAGAACGGTGATCGGTGCAGAACTTCTCGAAAGCATCGCTGTTGAGATACTCTTTCACCCGTAGCCACTGTTTCTCACGGAGCGTAACCGGAAACTTGTTCAGGCCATACATGCTGATTGCTCCGGTTGAGGTTGTTCCCATGTCTTTCTCGCCGTTCGTGCCCGGTGCCCGCGCTTTAGTCACTTTCAGGGTTATCGTCCCTACCGGTGGCTTCGCTGCCACTTGCGCCTTGAGAGCTTCGTTCTCCGCGATAATGCGCGCTAGTTGGTCCTCTAGGCTTTCAGTCACGATAGCCGGTGCCTTCATTGCCGTTGCGTTTGCTGGTCCCATGGTATCTCCTTGCCCCTTGCCGGGGGTCTTGTCACTACGTCCTAGCCCGTTGCTCCTGCTCCTGCTCATCCTTCAGCCTTCTCAACCAGTAGTTCGACTGCTCTAGCCTACGAATACGGTCTAGCGGAGTCTCTGCCAATGCCTGCGCTATACGTCTAGCCTGTAGGGTCTGCCGTAGGAATAAAATCTCTGCGGCATTTTCTGCGAGCTTGCGCCGACGTTCCGCCAGATCGGCATACTTGCGAGCCGCTGCGCTGCGCTTGCTCGCTTCCTGCGCTGCAAGCAATTTTCGCAGTTCGGCGTTTTTTGCCAGCGCGATTTCGATTTCGGTTTCCATGCGCCGTTTGCAATGCGAGTTCGATGCCAAAACAAAAAACTCAATGTTTTCGTGAAAAGATTGAAGAATTTTGTCGCGATTTCCGGGCTTCGCAGCCCGTTTTGATCGAAATAAAAATGCTAAAACCCGATTTTTCCTGAACAAAATGCGCTATTTGCAAAGGAAGTCGTAGGAGAATTTGCTCAAGAATCGAATTGCCCGATCTTTTCGGGCTTTTCTGCCCGCTTGCGCTCGCAGCGATTTTTGCGCTACTCTCGGAGCATGGCAATGCTCCCAGTGAGTTACGACCAAGACAAGCTCCCAAGGAACCTCCCAGCCGAGTTTGAAGGTAATCTAACCCGTCCAATGCGCAGGTGGCTGCGTGGTATAACCCTCTACGGCACCATCAACGGCGCAGCTCGATACTCTAAGCTAGACTCAAGGTGGCATTATTGCTGGCTTAAGAGATACAACGATTATTCAGTAGCTTACCAGGACGCCAAGGAGCGCTTTGCCAGCGGTCAAGCCGAAGGCGCTATCGTTGATCGAGGCATAAACGGTTACCAAAAGCCGTTGTCGTACAAGGGGAAACTTACCGGCGACACAATCACAGAGTACAGCGATGTCCTAGCATTGGCATACATGAAGGCACATGACCCAAGATACCGCGACGGCCAGCAAATTGCCGTTGGTCCCGCTAAGATTGCCATCGAGATCGTCAACAGCGCAGGCAATTTACAACCGAGTTCTGCCCAGACAACCGAGATAATTATCAATACCGGCGCAGACTTACCCGCCGAAGAAAATTAGGCAGCGCGGATCTGCAGTTTCATAACTTCCCAGCGGCGAGCTAACTAGCGCATTTTGCTGGCGAATTCGGCACTTCGTCTGATAATACGTAAAAAGTAAACTTTGCTTCGATCAAACCACGTTCCGCGAATTCGATCATAGCGTAGCCATAGGCAGAGAGGCCCCCCGGCCTTCGCCCTGGACGTTTCTTAGGCATGGGTGGGGGGGGTAGTAGCCCGCTTCGCCACCTCGCGTGGGTCCTTCCATCAGAAAGTTTCAGCATAAAACTAAACCTCGGTGGGTATATATACCTCTCTCGAAAAGAGCCGAAACTGAGGGTTGGCGAAAGTATATATACCGAGCGCTCCATGAGCCCCCTATAATTTTTCCCAGGTTGGGTGTAAACCGCGGGTAAGGAGGGAACCATGGACAAAGGCGAGCTTTGGAGTTTTTTACGTTCGGTACTTTCGCAAGGGTCGGCTATCCAGATGGATTATGACAACAAGAAATTTGAGAGCTATGAGCACTACGCGATCCACCTGGACGGAGCGGCGAGAGATCGAGTTGATGAGTTTCTGAAGAAGTTTCCAGATCCGCTATAATTTTTCTCTCAACCATTGGTAAGAAAACCTGGGCTGGATTTTTGATTTGGAGCACCCCTACGACTTTTTGAGGTTTTAGCTCAAACCTCGGGTTTTTTGATCGCTCTTATTTCTTTTTGTATGTTCATACGGAGTATATATACTCTTATTCTTAAAGAGCAGGAACTGTGCCAAAATTTCGGGAACCGCATTCGTCTTTAGATTTCAGGTACTTAGAAAATGCCGGTTCCCGTTACCTATGGGAACCGAATTGGTTGGTTTAATTCGGTATATATACCGGCTACTTACAAAAAACGTGTTTTTTTTTACCTATGGGGAACCGAATTCTACAGAGGAGAGGTACTTTTTTTAGGGTGCCAAACTGGTAGTTTTCGGGAACCGCATTCAGTTATAGATTTCAAATACTTAGCCTATGTCAAAAAAGCGTGTTTAGCTGTGCGGGAACCGAATTTTCGCGTTCTACCAAGGTGCCGGCTAGGACGAGGATTTCGGCGTGCCCTTTGGTGCCGTTGTTGATCTCTGGATTGACCTTTTCGAGATCGCCTGACTTGACCAAAGAGGCGAGCGCGATGTTCGCTTGTTTCCTGCGGCCATTGATCCCGTTGATTATGTCGGCTCGGCAGGATTGGTGCCCGTCGGCCATGAAGTCGAGAATTCGACCGCGGTAGTGTTCGACCAGAGCATCGTCGATATTCCCGCCGTTTTTGGCCCAGCCTGTTTCCCGGTCGATCGAAATGAACATGCCTTCGATGTTTTGGCCGGAGCGGAGATCTGACGAAAGAATCCGGTGCTTGGCATCGCCGACCCTCGCGAGCTCGAAGTAATATGGCGCCATGCCTTTGACGGTCGTATGGCCCATGAACAGGGAACCAGTCTTGGCATCCATCGGAGGTTTGGCGGTTGCGTGGTGAACGTAGAACGGAGTGATGCCGACCCTCTTGGCTTCAAGATCGAGCGGGTACATGGCTTTGGCGAAGTCTGATTTGTTGACGTCGTGGTCTTCGAAGAAGCGCTCCAGGGTATCGATCACGATGAACTTGGCTCCTGACTTGACGGCGATATCGAGCACCCATTCGGTTGAGCGGACCGGGACCTTGCCGACGTGCAGGAAAACATCGTCGTGCGTCGTGAAACCGATCTGCTCGCAGATTACCCTCATGTCCCGCTTGCTGTTGTCGATCGCTATGTAAATGCAGCGGCTCTTGACGGTCTTACGGCCGAGAAAGGGAACGCCGCGGGATATCGCCAAGGCGAGATTGAGCGCCATGGTAGTCTTGCCGGCGCGCGGTTCGCCGCACAGCATGGCGACTTCTCCGAAGGGGATGACCTTGTCCCATATCCAGCGGGTGTCATCGTCGTCGGGTGCTTCGAGAAACTTCTCGGCTGTCATCGGCATCGGCCAGAAGGTCGGGTCTTCCTGGCGCTGCGGTCTCGCGTTGGTGTGCCCGGGCGAATACTTGTAGGCCTGATCGACCTTGCGCCTGGCTTCCAGGAACGGAGGAGAGCAGTTGGCCGAGGCCTGCTCGCAGAGCTCGAGGGCGATCTCGTAGGGAACATCGGCGCCGCGCAGCTTGGCGGCGAGCTTGAAGATCGCTTCGTCCCGGCCGCCCTCGGGGATTCCAGCCAATGCGCCGGCGGTATCGAAGCGGACCCGGGCAGCCTGCACCGGATTGGCTGCCGCTTGCATCAGCTCCAGGAAGTTCGGCGGGATCTCGCGCAGATGGCCGTTTACCGGCTTCACCCACTCGTAGTGTTTGCCGCTCGCATGGACCGACGGAGGGGCAACGACATAGCCGCCATCGCCGCGGAAGTCGACCTGGGGGAGCACACCGGTCTTGTTCTGCAGCGGCGCGCCGTGGTGGTAGAACAGGTGAAAGCCCTTGCCAGTCGCGGAAATACCGACGTCTTCCATCGGGCCCAGCATAGGCTTGAGAGAGCTCGCGGCTTCCGGCGAGTCGGTATCGATCACGTAGACCCCGCCGGATATCCCACCGGTCAGGATCCCCAAATTCGCCGTCGGCCATGTGCGCCACCATTCGCCCAGCTGCTCGCGATCGGCGCGCTCAACCTGGAACTGGGTCCATGACGGTATGAGGGGAATTTTGTCTTTTGGTTTAAGTGGGATAACCGAGAACCCTTTGGCCTCGTATTCAAGAGCAGCCAAGAGAAAAGGGTTAGCCATGGGCAACCTCGACGAGCGCGATCAGGTCGCCCAAGTCATAGGTTTGACCGCACTCGGCGCACGTCATGACTAAGTTTGGAACAGCAAATCTCAGGTACGGACCGTTTACAGAGTCACAATTTGGACAATGCAGGGCGTCTCTTCTTTTTGGTTCTGACATTCTGTACCTCCTCCAAGGTGTTAAGGGAGGGCGGCCAGTGGAGGCTGACCGCCCGGGATTCCCTTGTAAACCGCGGTAGCTATCCGCGTCCCAATCTTGTAACACACTTGTCTAAAATTAGACAAGAGGTTTCCCAAACAAAGTAATTACGGGAGTTTATTTCCCGGCAATATGACCGGTTTTTGGGACAGTTGAGGAGGGCTTGGAAGGGCTAGTTTACGATCGAAAAGATGGCGTTGGGCCCGAAGACAAAGCCGAGCTGCATGCTGGCGAAATCGTAAGAGCTCACCCAGCAGGCTGGGCGAACGCAGCCGGGAGCTTTGCAGAAGTGGTCCTCGAGCATGGTCTGTAAAAGCTTCTCGAGCATGGTGGCGTCTCCGACCAGCTGGACGATTACCGGTTCATTCATGCCGGCTCTTTTACCACCATTCCAGGCAGCGCACAAGATAATACTTGACGTTGTTGCCGCGATCCGATAAACCGAAGATAACGGAGGAAGCTATATGCTAGATGACGCCGATGAAGTTCTCACAGTGAACGAAGTGGCCGAGCGTTTGAAGATCCACATCAAGACGGTTTATGCCCTTGCCGGCAAAGGTCAGCTGCCGGGGTTCAAGGTCGGCCCGAAGTCCTGGCGCTTCAAGAAGGCCGAGATCGATAAGCTGATCAACGGAAAGAGCGCGGAATAATAACCCACCAACCCAGGAGGATCCCAGATGGACGAACGATTTAGCTTGTACCGAAAGAAAGCGCTGCAGCCCATGCGGCGCTATGTGCTCGGTGAGGATCTGTCGGGCGTGTCGGTGAACGCCGAGGACACACCCGAGGACGGCGGCATGATCGCGGTTAATCCGGCCAACGATGCAGACCAGTGGTACGTCGCCAAGAAGTTCTTCGAGGAGAACTACGAGCGGGCTTAACCTATGGCCGGCAAAGTCGTAAAGATCCGCCCCGATATCGATTCGACCGGGGCTACAGTGGCAGGGATGCTGGCTGGTCATGCCGCTCAGGTCAAACACATCATGGCGGTCGTGATCTGGGAGGATGACAGTTACCAGGTGGTCAACGACCCGCAACCGCGAAGCCAGATGGCGTTCGCGATCACAGTGCTTCAAAAAAGACTACTCGATACTTTTGACCAGGAGGAGAATTAAATGCAATCTCAAGACGCTCTGCCTTCGCTGGAGCTACCGAAACACCCCGAGCTCACCGAGCTCGCCAAAGTCTACGCCATGGCGCGCGATAACCGCCTGGCTTGCGGCCGAATCGAGAAGACTCACAAGGACGCTCTGTTTGCCAAGATGCACGAGCTCAAGCTTCTCAACTATGCGGATCCTGACGATGACATAACCGTCGAGATTGAGCAGGAAGAAAAAATCAAAGTGAAGATCGGCAAAGAGAGCAACGGCAACGGAGCGGATCCCGACGCGCAATGATCGAATTTCCCCTAGAGACCGACGAAGATATCGAGGCCTACGACGAGAGCGTGCGCGTCACCCGCGCCGCTCTCAGTCTGCCGCCGGCGTTTGAGGGAATGGTCACGCTGCGCAAGCCGTCGACCAATTCTCACATGAACGACCGCATGGTGCACTACTGGGCCGAGGGGATCCCGGAGCTGCTTCCCCAGCCCAAGCGCAAAAAAGACTTTGTGCAGCGTTGCATTACCGAGCTACCGCGGAGGTTTCTTGTTGCAGATCTCCCGTACCTCAATTTCCCATGTCCCTGCGGCCGTGTTGTTTGGAAACTCAAAGCAGATCGTCAGGACGCTGTAGCTTCCATGGTCAAGCTGTCCCTCGAGCGCATGCTGGCCAGTCACGGGTTTTAACCACTGCCCTTTTTCTAGGCTAGACATTTCCTGCAAGACCGAGTATTTACATGACTCGTGGCAGGCCGCACGATATTAAATCAAAAACCGCAAGCGAATTCTGAGTTAAAATTAAAGCTCGGTCCGGTAGCTGGCGCGTTCGTTTGTGCGGTGCGCGACGGGCTAGCCAATGAGTATGCGCTGAGCGGCCCGCGCGGCGAGGGTAAGACCCAGACCACGCTGATCGCCACCATCATCCACGCGCAGAAGCATGCCGAGCTGGGGTTCCCGACTCCGGTCCGCTGGCTCCACGTTACCGATTCTTTCAGATCCCACGTTCTCAAAACTCACGTCAGCATGAACTATGATTTTTGGGGAGGCGCTTGGCGGCTTCACGACGAGGGCCATCTGGGAGTTTTCATGTCAGCCGGCCGCCCGTTGGTTGCGCTCGACCTTTTCGGAGTCGAGGACCAAGGTGCGACCGACCGGTTGAAAGCTGAGTGCGTCGGGCTGATCTTCGAAGAGGCTGCGCCGTCGCGCGAGCTCGGTGCCAACGGCATTGACGAGCAGAGCTGGGAAACCGGGCTGACCTCGCGGCGCATTCCGTCCTACAGCAACCCGGCGATTCTCAACATGAACCCACCGGACGAGGATTATTGGTGCGTCACCCGCTGGAAGTTCGGTCCGCAGGCTGCGCCGTTCTACGGGTACCACCCGGAGTATAATAAAATCATCCAGTGGGAAGGCAACAATATCGACGTGCGGCGCATGTGGTTTCGCCCACCAGCCGGCGACAATCCGCACGTCTCGATGGAGACCCGCAAGCGCAACGAGCTCGCCCTCTCTGATGACCAAATAAAGCAGCGTTTGTCCTACGGTGAATTCGGCTCGGTGAAACTCGGCGCGTCAGTGGCAGAAGACTTCGACCGCGCCACGATGGTCTCGCGCGAGAGGATTTTTCCAACTCAAGACGCCGGCCCGATGTTCCTCGGCTGGGACGGTTGGCATCACCCCTACTGCGTGATCGGCCAGGAAATCAAAGGCCAAGTGCGCGTGTACGCCGCGCTGGGTTTCGGCAATCGCTCAGGCGGCATCTACGATCTGATCTCAGAGCAGGTTAAGCCGTGGTTGGCCAAGTACGCGCCCTGGTGTTTCAACGCGGCGACTTTAAGATTGCACGGTTTCGATCCCTCGATGGAAACCGGCGATCAGTCCAACCCCGATACGAACTCGGTCCTCGCGATCGAGAGCGGCATAGGCGGATTCGTCGAACCGATCCCGACGAAGTGGCCGCCGCGCGTGGCGCCGATGATGAGCCTGATGAAACGCAGAAACTCTTTGCTGATCGATCCGATCGATGCAGACACTTTAGTCAAGGCGCTTGGCGGCCGTTGGTTTTACCCGATGGATAGATTTAACAAAGTCAGTCGAGATCTTCCGAAGAAGCCGAACCATCCCTACGAAGACATTGGCGATGCTTTTCTCGCTGTGCTTCACCGAATCGCGCCCGGGGCAACAAAGTACGACGCGAAGCCTTCCAGAACGATCTCAAATTTTGACGCAAGGTTTGAAAACGCCCACGTGCAACAGGATCAGTTCGATCCGAGAGTTTGAAAGTGATGGAAGAGGAAAAAGCATTCAGTCTCGATATCAACCTGCAGCTCACCCGGCCGGCGTCTGACGAGATCGCGCAATGGTGGTCGGAGAATCGAATCGAGCTGCAGCGGGCGATCGCAGAGAGAGTCGCGCCGGTTGCGACACGTTTACTAAAAATGGAATTGAACGCGATGGGATTCAGCAAGAAATTCCCATCGAAGAAGGAGTAGCCATGGGCCAAATGATGTCGGGTCTCTTTGGCGGCGGCGAAGCCAAAACACAGAAACCTCCCAAGGATACCGAGGCGACCAAGCGCCAGGCGGCGCAGATCGCTTTCAACAAAGGCGATGGTCTCAACTCGACCAACTACTCGACCATGCGCCAAGCCTACAACACTGGGATGAAAAGGACGCTGGGCGAATAAGATGGCGAAACGTAAATTGAAAATCGACTTGGCCGGAGAGCGCTTCGATAAACTGTTGGTGATCGAGAGGCTCTACAACCCGAATACAAAGCCGCGCTCGAAGTGGCTTTGTGAATGTGACTGCGGCGCGCGCCTTGTTCGACAGAGTTACGAGTTGAGAAAACCAAAATTGTATCAAGGCTGCAGCGCCTGCATCCACGAAATTGCAAAGTACGCGCCCGTCACTCACGGCGCTATGTTCGGAGGAAAGCCCACCCGGCTTTACACCACTTGGCAGAACATGCGCATTCGCTGCACCGTTGAGCGAAACCCTAACTACAAGTGGTACGGTGCCAAAGGGGTGAGCGTGTGCGCTGAATGGAACGACTTCGCCGCGTTCCGCGAGTGGGCGCTCACGCATGGGTACAACGACAACTTAACAATCGAACGAATCGATCCGCAGGGTAATTACGAACCTGCAAATTGTGAATGGGTTACTGGCTCGGAAAATTCCAAGAGGCGCAGCGCTTACCACAAATTGAGGTTAGTAGAGCATGGCTAATAGAACACCGGAGCAGGAGAAAGAGATCGGGGCAAGGGTCGTTGATCGTTATACGGAAGGGGTTAAGCATTCGGAAAACTTTCGGCAGAGAATTGATTTATTAGCTCCTTTTGTCGAAGCGACGAGGTCCAACGTGCAATCGTCTGCGGCGCCTGGAGCAGCGCTCCTCGGGCGCATGTACGATTCCGAGGGGATCAGCTCGGCTGACTTAGCGGTGCGCCAGATCGGCTCCTACCTGCACGGTCCCGGGTCGCAGTGGTTTGGCCTGATGGACGAAAACCCGATCGTCAACCAGGACGACGACGGGCGCGAGTGGTACGAAGACTGCCGCGACCGGATGCTCAAGCAAGCAGCCGGCGGCGCGTTTTACCCCGAGTCCTACGAAGCAGACATGGACTGGGCGATCTTTGGCACCGGTCACATGCGGATCGAGAAGCGGCCGCCGCTGCCGTATGAAAGCCCGTTCGGATTTCAGGGTCTGCGATTCAATTCGTTCAAAGCTGGCCGTTTCGTGGTATTCGAGAACGGCCGCGGTGAGGTCGACGAAGATTACGTCGAGCTCAAGAAAACCGCCAAGGCTGCCGTCGATCTCTGGGGTTATAAGAATCTTCCCGAGAATGTCCAAGAGGCCTACGACAACAACAAGGCCAACGAGTTTCGTTTCATCCAGGGGATCTATCCGCGCCGGCACGGTGAGAAAACCTACGGCAATAAAGCGATGCCGTTCGCGTCCTGCGTGGCTGAGTATCAGAGCAAGAAGACGGTTTACGAATCTGGCTATCCTGAATTTCCCGACGTCGTCAACCGCTGGACCCGTTGCTGGGGCGAGCCCTATGGCCGCGGGCTGGGCGAGATCGCGCTCAATACGCTGATCACTCTCAACACGGCCGTCAAGCTCGACACCGAAGCGATGGCTCTGCGGATCAAGCCCGCGCTGGCACAACGCCATGACTCGGTTATCGGCGATCGTCGGTTTTCCCCATGGGGCGTGACCATCGTGAAGGTGAACGCCGGCGAACCTTTGCAGAACGCGCTTGCGCCGATTGTCACCGGCAACAGCAATTACTCATTTTCTCAGATCGACGCGAAAGTTTTGAAAGATCAGATCCGGCGGATCTTCTACGCCGACATGCTCGAGCAGCTGATGGCGCTCGAGGGCCAGCAGGAAATGAGAGTTTATGTTTTCCAGCAGAAGCAGAACATCGTACAGAAAATGCTGGGCCCAACCTACGGCCGTTGGGAAAGCGAGTTTGGAATCCCCTGGGTGGCGCGTGTCTTCAATCTCATGCTGCGCGAGCGAGCGTTTGCTCCTCCCCCCAGCATCATCCTTGAGCTCGGCGGTCAGCCGAAGGTCCGATTCGAAAGCCCACTCGCGCGCGCGCAGAGATCCGAACAGATCGACTCGATGAACCAGGCGATGCAGGATCTCCAGCCCGTGATCAACATGCAGATTGCCGAGTGGGAGAAGACCGGAAAGCAGCCGGCGCAGTGGGTCCTCGACGGTTATGATTTCGACAAGTACCGCGAGAAGGTCAACCAGAATCGCGGCGTGCCGGCGACCGTGACTCTGAGCGATCGGCAGATCGATGCGATCCGCGGCAGCCGGGCGGAAGCGGAGCGGGCTGCGCAGGCCGGCGCCGAGGCGATGCAATTCACGGAAGGGATCAAGAACGTAGCTCCGATGGTGGCAGCAGCAGGGCAAAGTCAGAAGGCGGCGTGAGACGATCGAGCTGTTCACATTGCGGCTGCGTCATGGACAGGCCGCAGTTTTTTAAATACGTCGAGGATGTTTTGTCACCAGCCGCCGACGATCCTGTCCCAACATTCTGCAGCAACGGTTGCATGATTAATTTCGTTGCGATCAAAAGCGGTACGCTGCGCCCGGTGGTAGAACTCGACTATCAGAGGTACCGAGAGCAACAGGGTCCTTTGCGGATCGGTACCTCTGATAGTCGAGTTCTACCACCGGGC